AATGTACTGGTCGGTGACATCAGCCATAGCGTAGGCGGATTCAGACATGGCGGCGGCCATTGCCTTGGGCTTGGTCTGGGCCTTGTCCAGGTCGTCGATGGCAAAGTTGAAGCTCTTGGCCTGATTGATGGCGAGGATTTGCTGTGCGGAGTCGAGCACCTGCGGCGCCGCCATGTCCGTGTTGCGCGTGTAGTCGGAGATGGTCACGGCGCCGATGCTGTTGATGCGCACCGTATCGCCAAAGGCGGAAATCTCCCCCTCATAGTCACGGTTAATGACCTGGGGCGAGCCAAACACGTGTGCTCTATGCAGATTTCGCAGGTATTCCCCCGCCCAAATCTCAGGTATCCAGTTCGAGAGGCTCATATCGGTCGTTCCTTTTCACCGCAACTGTGGGTGAATACGTTAGGCTCCTTGTAATACTCGGTACATCTGCGCGCGCTCGGCATCGCTCATGGCGGCGATCTGATTGCGGTTCAGCTTCTTGACGTCCGCCAGCGTCATCTGGCCCACGCTGTGATTGCGCGCCGGATTGGTGGCCCCCGCCTGCGGCGCCGGCGCTCTGGCTACCAGGTAGGGTCGGTCCTTGACCAGCGCCTGCAGGGCCGTATCGAGGTTCTTGGGGCTGCCGTCCTCGTGGTATTCGAGTGTGGACCAGTCCAAGAGCTTGACCGCGGCGTCGGTGTCCACGATGCCCAGCTTGGTTGCCGCGAGCTGCACCTCGTAGCGAGTGATGCGGTCGCGCGACTCGGCTTCCACTTTCTGCAGCTTGGCCTCGGCCTCGGCGGCGCGCTTGGTCGCTCGCTCGATGTCGCTGAGCTTGGCCGCTTCCGCTTCCTGCTGCAGCTTCTCGAAGGCCGCCAGCTTGGTGCGATAGCCTGCCGCTTCCCGTCTTGCGGCCTTCAGCGCCTCCTGGGCGGCTGCGGCGTCAAGCGGGGCACCCGCCTCAGCGGGTCGTGATGTGGGCTCCTGGCCCGTGGTGGCGCCCGTCGGCTCCTGGCCGTTCTGGTCGCCGGTCTCTTCTGGCATCGTAGTCCCTTTCCTTCCGGCTGTCTATGCGGCGTCGTTTGTTTCCCATAGGCAACAGCAATTAGGGTGCGAGTAGAACACGTCATCCGGCCACGGGTAGTTGTAGGTGCCGGCCAAATCGAGGCATTTGTCGCAGGGATTATTGCTGGTGACCGTGCGTGTGAGCGTTCGTGTGCCCGCAGCGCGTCGTGTTGCCTCTGCCGTGGCGGTCTGCGTCTCCGCGCGTGCGATGAGTCCCAGGCGCTCGTTCCGTTCCTCTCGCGCCAGTTTCGCGGCGTTGGCGGCATGCAGAGCGATCGCGGCGAGGAGCGGCACCGCCACGGCACGGCGGTCGGCACGAGACGGCGGGTTGTCGTGCAGCTGCTTGGCCACGTAGCCGGCGATGCCCGCGCCCAGCGCGCCCACGATGGGCGCCAGCTCCGTCTCGATCTCCGGCCGCGAGGCGCCCGGGCGCAGGCGGCGCAGGGCGAAGAGCAGCAGCAGGAAGGCCGCGATCAACCGGCGGTCTCTCTTGGATGCCTTCAGCTTGGCGATGTACTGCAGATCCGCCGTATCGAGGCTCATCCTAGCCACCGCCCTGCGGCCGCATGCCGCGTTCCATCGGCGCGCCGGTCATCGGCGGCGGCGGCAGCGTCTGTGCCGGATTGGCGACTGCCTCGCCGGGCACGGCCGGCTGCGCGGGCATCGCCGCAGCCGCTTCTTTTGCCTCGTCCTCGATCTGCTGCTGCTCCGTCTCGTAGTCAAGGTGCGAGCGGTCGCTCATCGTCTGCTTGCTCACGATGCCCAGCTGGTCCATCAGCAGCAGCGCCTGCAGCTCTTGCAAGGGATCGACGGGCAGCATCTCGGGCCAGGTCACCGTGCAGGAGCAGCCCGGCGTGCCGCCCAGCTCCAAGAGGTGCGCGCACAGTTCCTGCAGCATCTCACCGTATAAGGTACGTTTAGAGTCTGTTTTCTCGATTAATGGCTGATAGAGCACTTTGAGCGCTACGCCACTTAAAGGTCCCAGCTTGTCCAGCGTGCCGGTGGAGATAGCCGGCACGCGGGACACCTCGTGCACCGATTGCTCGATCTTCTCGAACAGGTTGATGGATGAGGCAAGGTCGGATTGCATCTCCAGGTTGTACATCTTGCCGTCGGCGCTGGGCAGCACGATCACGCCGTCCACGTCCACCGTGATGTCGGCGCCACCCACGCCCGAGGCCACGGTGTGCGGGTGCGCGTGGAAGCGGATGATGCGCTGCATGTTGCTGAGCACGAGCGAGCAGGCACGATTGAGCCCCTGCACGTCGGCCTCGATGTCCGATATGCCCCAGAAGGCGTTCGGCGCCGGCAGGTTCTTGCATTCGGCCATCGGCGGCCAGGCGTAGGGCCAGACGGCCGTGTTGGTGGTCAGCCAGGTGGTGCTGTCCGGCTGCGTCTCCTGGTCGGTGATGCGCCAGCTGCCGGTCTGCTTTTCGATCAGCTGGCGGTAGTTGACCACCTTGTGCGTCTCGGGGTCCACGCTGTTCCAGGCGATGGTGAAGCGCAGCACCTTCTTGATGTTCTTGGGGTCCCAGGTGACGCTGACCATCTCGGGGTCCAGCACGGTCAGCTCGGGGAAGTCGCTCCCCGGCTCCGGCAGCGCGATCTGGATGAACACGTGGCCGGTGACGCCGCCGGCGATCGCCGCGTCGTGCAGCAGTGAGCCTTGCTTGTTGGCCTTCCAGCAGGCGTCCAGCCAGTCCTGCGCGCCTTCCGGGCAGTCCTCGTCGCAGGTGAAGGCGATGTCGCCGCCGAACAGGAAGGAGGCGCCCTTGTCCACGATCACCCGGCACTTGTTGACCTTGACGTTGTCGTCGGCCTGGCCCGGCTTGGTGGCTAAAACGTCCTTCTGGAATCCGTAATACTCGCCCCACGCGCGATCCATCGCATCGTGCCGCTGTTGTTCATCATCGGCCACGATCTTCAATTGGTGGAGCTGAAAAATGCCAGGGGTTGCCATATTGACCAGCATGACAGAAGATTGCGCGATACTCGTATATTTGATGATGCAGCCGCCCGCAAACGGCGTATAATAATGAATAGGAGGAAGCCACGATGGGGAATCTGCGCTCAGGCGTAGATCTTGGGGCCGACTTCCATGCCCATCGGCTGCTCGAGCGCGGTGAAGGCGGCGCTGGCGGCGTCCACGATGTCGTCATGGCTGCCGGCCGGGAAGGCCACCAGCTCATTGACGTAGACGCTATTCCAGGCGGCGCGCAGGTGCCGCGCGTTGCCCGCCTTGACCTGGCTGGCGAAGGGCCGCGCGCGCACGTCCTTGGGGCCGGTCGGGTGCTCGCCGTCCACGATGAAGCCGTGCAGCATGCGGGCCAGTCCTGCCGTCTGGTACTTGCCGCTGCTGCCGCCCTCCTCCTCGATCGCGATACGGCAGGCCTTGCCGTCCGTCTTGGCCGTGGCCAGAATGCGCGCGTCGCGCTCGCCCACGTCCCACTGCCCGCGCACCAGGTCCTCCGTGATGTACAGTCCTGACGCGGTGCGGGCCATGCGCAGGCCCACGCTCCAGTCGCCGGCGCCGTGCGTGGCGGCCAGGTCCCAGGAGCGCACCCGCGCCACCGCGGCGTAGCGCTCGCCGTAGGGCAGGAACCAGGCGCGGTCGAACAGGCCGCCCGAGGGCTGCACGTCCCAGTTGCCGTCCTCCAGCTGCGCGCGGGTCACGTCGTCCAGTCCGGCCAAACTGGCGCGGTACTCGGCCTGGTCAAGGTGCGGGTTATCCTGCATGCGCGCCGGCACGAACGGGCGCTGTGCCTCCGGTAACGCGTCGACGTAGCGGGCCTTGACCCACTCGTGGCCGGCGCCGCCCGGATTGCCAGCGGCGCGCAGGCGGATTGGCACCGGCGAGCCAATCAGCCGGCGCAGGCGGGAGAGCAGGTAGCTGTACTGCGTCTCGGTAAACTGGGTCAGCTCGTCGAAGCCGACGTACTGCAGCTCGGCCCCCTGGTAGCGGTACTTGTCCTGCTCGTGCTCCAGGTAGCCGAAAGTGAGCGTCGCCGTGGAGGGAAAGGTAAACGTCTTGGTGTCTTTGTCCCAGCGCACGCCCTGCGGCCGCAGCCAATCCTGTGCGCGGTCCATGATCGCGCCGGGCAGCGACAGGTCGGCGTAGGAGCGGCGCAGGATCAGCGCCGCGTAGCCGGGCACGTCCACGAACATCAGGGCGGCCATCAGCAGGGCGTCGGACTTGCCGCCGCCGGCGGCGCCGCCGTAGAAAGCCTCGCGGTGCGGCAGGCAGAGGAAGAGGCCTTGCCGGTCAGTCGGTCGATGCGGGCAGTAGCGGTCCAGCATCGGCCACCGGATCGACGGCGATGCCGAGGACTCTGAGGGAGTCGCGCCAGGCGCGGATGCTGGGGCTATCAACGTCAAGATGTACCTCGATTGGCTGGCCATCGGCGCCGGTGTGTTCCTGGCGCGTTGTGTCGCGATACGTGCTCGGTCGGTGCGCTTTGAGCAGGAACATGAGCAACGTATCACTGCTTTTCTTCGCTCGCCTCCACGCCGCGGTCTCCAGGCTGTCGATGGCCTCTTGCATGGCTGCGTCCCAGGCAGTGGCGAACTCCGGCGCATCGGCACGCGCCTGGTAGGCAGCCGGGCGCGTAATACTGGCCTTCCGTGCCGCGGCGCTCACGTTTCCGGTTCGGGCCAGCTCCAGCAGAAATCGAGGGCGCCAGACATCCGGCTTTTGCCGAACAGCGAGTGTCATGTCTGTCATATCACCGCCATCAGTCGTCCGTCTCCGGCACGTAGCGCACGATAAGCTCGATCACGATGGCCCGCAGACTGTACGGCAGCCTTTCCTCGCGCCGGCGCAGCTGCTCGGCCTTGAGGCGACGGTGCAGCCACGGCGACACGTCCACCTGCAGCCGGATGTTGCGCCGGTCCATGGCGTCCTCCGCCGCGTCCTCCGCCTGTGGCAGTACCATCATGCACCGTCCCCTTTCCCAGGGCGTACCGCCGTGAAGCTCAGCAGCGCCGGCGCGTCCACCAGGCCGGCATCCAGCAGTGCTGCCTCGACCTCGTCCACGCTGTGCACCACCAGCACCAGGGCACCGCCACGGCGCCAGCGGCCTTGCTCGTAGAGCTGGCGCGCCGTGCAGACCGCCGCGCCCGTCTTCACCTCGATGGCCAGACTGCGGCCGCCGATGGCGCCGATGATGTCCGGGCTGCCGCGGCGAATGCCCAGGCCGCCCAGCAGCGGCAGCGCGCAGCCGCCGCGCGCGAAGAGGTACTCCACGATCGTGCCGCGTACCTGGCTGTGCGTCGCCGAGTGGTTTCCGCCGGCGGGCATCAGTCAGCGTCCTTCCCGAGCGCAGCTTGCACGGCCGCGGCGCGGCACCCGGCACAGATTGGCAGCACACCGGATGCCTCCAGCGAGACCAGCTCGCCATCATCGTCGATCGTCAGCCGGAACGATTGCGGGTAGTTGGCCGCCGCCAGCTCGATTGGTGTGCCGCAGATCCTGCAGGCCGTGGGCAGCGGTATCGCCATCAAAACACCGCCTGATGCTCGGTACCGTAGTGGTCCTCAAGGTGCCGCTCGCAGTAACTCTCGTCATGCGTATCGCAATGTGCCTGCGCGAGGCGCTCACACTCAGGCCAAAAGCAGTATCGGTGGTCTACCTCTGCCGGCGGCGGGTCCGTGGCCGGCATGTTCGCGATGGCGGCGAGTGCCGGCGCCTGGCGAATGGTAATCATACTGCCTCCACGTGCAGGTCATGTGTGATTGGACGTGGAGCGACCGTCGACCAGTACGCCTCGCTGATGGTCACCAGCTCGTCGATGGCGGCGTCGACCAGCGAGCGGCGATAGGCGCGCACGATGCGCGTGTTGCCCTTGGGCCAGGCCAGCGCCAGCTTCTCGGCCTGCGTGGGCGTCATGCTGTGCGTGATGAACGCGCGATAGAGTCGCCAGGCCTTCTCCAGATCGACCACATGCGGACTGTGGGGCGTGGCCACAATGAACGTCCCGATCTCTGCTGGGGAGAAGGAGAATCCATCCTCCAGGTTGTCACGGCGCCGCCGGTCGAGCGTTGCCCTGCCGTCCGCGGCGTTGCAGTCGTTGCAGATGACGGTCTCGGGAAAGCGATACAGGCCGCTGACATCGCCACTGTGATCGTGATGACCGACAAGCGGGGCAATCCAGCCATCAAACTGGGCATGGCTTCCGCGCTGGCGCTTCGTCCAGGTCAGCAGTTCGCGCTTGCTGCGCCCACAGCCGGGACAGTGCCACGTCTCGGGAGTTTCCCGCCAGAGAAGGTGCGTATGCCCGCCTGTATAGGCGCGGTACTCCGCATCGGTGGGCACTCTATTTCCTACAGGAACCATATAGACACGTCCTACCACTCTCCCCCTACTACC